GAATAAAGTGAATCCAATTCATGATGACAACAGAAAGAGTTACTGTATAATCAAATTCATTGACAGGAGGATATATGGCATCAACTGGCGGCGTAAAGCTGGGATCAACCTATGATGAGGCCAGAACAAGAAAGCTGAACGCGGAAGCGGAGATTGCGGAGCTTGAGTTGGCTAAAGTCAGGAATCAACTGGTATTGGTGGAGGACGTAGTAAAAGCGTGGACCGATACCCTATCTAATCTTAAATCTAAAATGACTAGCATTCCGTCTAAGGCTGCGCCTATAGTGGCGAGCGAAACGGATATAGGAGTAGTCCAAGAGATTTTGACTGATTCAATCAACGAAGCACTGGAAGAGTTATCAAATTATGACCCAAAAGTTTCAGCGGCGAGGACTAGCAAGCCTAAAGGACCATCTGCGGGAGGTGATGAAGACACTGAAGCCGCCGCCCCGCCTAAGCGTAAGCGAGTGGGCAGACCGTCAAAGGCGACTAGACTCTCAGACTAGCGCAGAGGCTGGAACGTGGCGAACGTCTCGGGCTGAGTACCAGAGGGGCATCATGGATGCCTGTTCTGACTACAATATAAAAGAAGTCGTTGTCATGGCTGGCGCTCAGTTGGGTAAGTCAGAGGCATTGCTGAATATCATTGGCTATCACATTGACCATGACCCATGCCCGATTCTGATGCTACAGCCTACAGAGTCTATGGCTCAGTCGTTCTCAAAGGATCGTATTGCTAACGGCCTACTTAGGGCAACGCCTTGTCTGTTCGGCAAGGTAAAGGATCCACGGGCGAGAGACTCTAACAATACGACTTTGCACAAGATCTATCCTGGCGGCAGTTTGTCTCTGGTTGGTGCTAACTCACCGGCTGGTCTTGCTAGTAGGCCGATCAGAATAATACTCGCAGATGAGGTTGACCGATTCCCAGCTTCAGCAGGAAGTGAGGGTGATCCTCTATCGCTGGCTCGCAAGAGAACCTCTACCTTCCACAACTCTAAGGTCATTGCGGTTAGCACTCCGACGATCAAAGACGTGTCTAGGATTGAGGATGCTTACGAGAAGTCCGATAAGAGACAGTACTATGTCCCGTGCAAGCATTGTGATCATACTCAGACCCTGATCTGGGCCAACGTGAGATGGGTTGATAGCGACCCTGACACTGCTGGTTATATGTGCGAAGAGTGCGGTGGGTTATGGTCCGATGCAGATAGGAGATGGTCTGTTCGCAACGGACAATGGGAAGCGTCAGAAGAGTTCAAGGGTATCGCTGGGTTCAAGATATCTGGACTGTATTCTCCTTGGACAGCACTTGCTGACGGTGTTCGTGAGTTCCTGTCGGTCAAGAAGAACCCTGAGCAGCTTAAAGTATGGACCAATACTTACTTAGCCGAGCCTTGGGTGGATGCTGGTATAACTATTGATGAGATGAACTTATTCCAACGTAGAGAATCATACGACAAGGTCCCTAACGAAGTGGTCATCATAACTGTCGGAGCAGATGTGCAGGATGACAGATTAGAATTGACCTTTGTTGGATGGGGCCGCGATGAGGAATCGTTCGTCTTGGATCATGAGATCTTGCCTGGAGATCCGTCAACGCCTCAACTGTGGTCAGCCTTAGACTCTCAGTTAGCTAGGACGTTTGAGACAGAAGACGGCAGGATGCTTGGCGTTAGAGCTACGGCGATAGACTCTGGCGGTCACTTTACGAACAGCGTCTATCAGTACTGTCACAGGAACTTTGCTCGCAGAGTCTTTGCGATAAAGGGTGTGGGTGGAGAAGGTAGAGCGATTGCCGGTAAGCCATCAAGGAATAATGTGGTAAAGTGTCGCCTATTTCCTATCGGTGTTGATACGATTAAAGACCTTGTCTTTGCGCGTCTTAGAATTGACGAGGCTGGCCCAGGATACATAAACTTCTCTGATACGTTGAACGAAGAATACTTCCGGCAGCTTACGGCTGAGAAGATAATAACGAAACTTGTCAGAGGATTTAAAAAGAGAGTCTTTCAGAAGATAAGAAATCGTAATGAGGCTTTAGATTGTTATGTTTACTCTCTAGCCGCTTATAGTATAATCAACGTATCTGTCAATAGCATTGCGGATAAAATTCAGGCAAGATCTGAAAGACCAGAGGTTCCTGAAGAGCCAGAGGTCCAGCCTGTAACTAGAAGAAGGCCAGTGCAACGAAGGCCTAGACAAAACTATACGAACGCATGGCGGTGAAATGGCAAACCTATTTGATGCTAGTAATTACCCAAGCCAAGAACCAGAAACCTTGGTGGTCGGTGATCGGTGGGTTTGGCAACGTCCTGACCTTGTTACGGATTATCCGACAGACCAGTACGCTTTAACGTATGAATTTCATTGCGACACTGGTGGCGGCGGTAATCATCAGTTTACTGTTACGGCTTCAGAGACTAGCACGGCGTATGTAGTAGAGGTCAGCTCTACAGTCACTGAGAATTATACAGCACATTCGTACAAGTGGTACGCGTTTATAACTAGAACCTCTGATTCACAACGAGTTGCTGTTGATAACGGCATAACAACTCTTGTGGTGAACTATGCCGACAGCAATGCCGATGTAAGAACCCACGCCAAGAAAGTCTTAGACTCTATCCAAGCTGTTATTGAGAATAGAGCAACTGTGGATCAAAGCTCATTCACAATCGCTGGCAGAAGCCTATCTAGAATGACCATAGAAGAATTGTTCATGGTTAGAGACAGATACCGAGCCGAATACAACGAAGAAGTCAAAAAGGCTAGAATCAGAAACAAGAAGCCGTCTGGCAATTTAATTGGAGTAAGATTTTAATGGCTTGGAACCCTTTTAAACGAAAAGAGATCCGTAAACAGATCAAGATGCAAAGATCGTTTAAAGGCGCTCAAGGTGGTCGGTTATTTGCCGACTTTTTTAGTTCTTCAGCTTCCGCAGATCAGGAACTAAGGCAAGCACTGGTCACTTTGCGGAACAGAAGCCGTGAACTGTCACGAAATGACGCTTATGTAGCCAGATACCTAAACCTACTAACGTCTAACGTGGTTGGACATAACGGTATTAGGGTTAATGCTAAGTCTAGAGACTCTGACGGGACCTTGGATTCTATCGCTAATTCAACGATTGAGACGGCGTGGAAGAAGTGGTCTAAGAAGGGTAACTGCACTGTGGACGGTCAGATGTCCATGATTGATTGTCAAAGGATGTTTATTGAGGCTTTAGCCCGTGATGGTGAGGTCTTAATTCGTCAGATCACAGATCCTACAAGCGAATTTGGCTATAAGATTGAATTTCTGGAAGCAGATCACCTTAACGACACTAAAAACGAGATCTACACTAACGGCAACAAGGTTGTCATGGGTGTTGAGATCAACGACAAGCGAAAACCTGTCGCGTATCACTTATATAAGAACCATCCAAACGATTTAGGGCTTCAGCAGAGCAATGAGACGATTAGAGTCCCAGCAGAAGAAGTGATTCACGCCTTTGTACGTCAAAGACCTGAACAGACCCGTGGTTATCCGTTTGTTGCGCCTGTGATGGGCAATATCAAGATGCTGAATGGGTATTATGAGGCTGAGATCACTGCTGCTAGGGTTGCATCGGCAAAGATGGGCTTCTTTACCAGTCCTGCCGGCGATGGATACGTTGGCGATGAAATGCAGGACGAATACACACCTATCATGTCCGCGGAACCGGCTACGTTTGAGCAGCTCCCTGCCGGAATGGACTTTAAGGCATTTGACCCTGCCCATCCTACGACAGCGTTTGAGAGCTTTTCTACTGCTATCCTGAGAAGTATTGCATCAGGTTTAAACATTAGTTATCACTCAATCTCTAACGACCTGTCTAGCGTGAACTATTCGTCTCTACGAGCTGGTAGTTTAGAGGATAGGGATCAATACAGGATACTTCAGAAGTTCATGGTTGAGCACTTTATTGAGCCGGTATTCAGAAGCTGGCTGAAGAACGCCATGACTCGTTCAATCAACCTTCCTATCACAAAGTACGACAAGTTTGCCGAAGGTGTATCTTACATTCCTCGCAGCTGGGGTTGGGTAGATCCGCAGAAGGAAATGCAAGCCAACATTGCTGGCCTTCAGAACGGGATTGTGACGTATCAAGACATTGAGGCTAACTACGGGCGTGATGTTGAAGAGTTATTTGAACAGCACGAACGAGAGCAGAAACTTGCTGAACAGTACGGAATAAAGACAGCCTTCCAACCTTTTGGTATTAAGCTACCGACAGAAGCCGAAGTTGAAGGAAGGGAAAATGCCGACCCCGAATAGCGGAATGAAGTCAGAGGCCCGAAAAGGCTTGGATTGGCGTAGCGAGTTCGGTCGCGGTGGTACTGAAGTTGGTATCGCTAGAGCCAGAGACATTGTTAACGCCAAAGATCTGTCAGATTCTACGGTAAAGAGGATGTATTCGTTCTTTTCTCGGCATGAAGTGGACAAGAAGGCACAAGGCTTTAGGCCTGGAGAGAAAGGATATCCATCAAACGGAAGAATCGCTTGGGCATTATGGGGCGGTGATGCCGGTTTTTCATGGTCTAAGAAGCTTGTCAATCAGATGAAAAAAGACGAAAGATGGTCTGAATCTATTGACAAAGATGTTACTATTGAGCCAGAACAAGAGGTGATACAAATGGAAAGACATGTTGTAGGGGTTGAAGAAACCGAAGACAGCTTTATCGTTGAGTTTAGGAAAGACGATATGGAAGCTGCCGAAGACACTGTTGAAGATATCATTGAAGATTCTGAAGAAGAGCGTTCAGCAGAATTAGATGACGAAGAATATCAGGCTATGGCCCGTGATATGGTATCTGACAAAGTAATTTATAGGACAATTGACCTTTCTCGCGGGGCCATTGACGAGGAAAAGCGTATTGTCCGAATTGGCGTTTCATCAGAGACACCAGTTGAACGAGATTTTGGCTTAGAGGTTTTGGGCCATAATAAAGAAGACATAGATATGGAATTTATGTCTTCTGGTCGCGCGCCCTTACTGAACAACCATAAAATGGATGAACAGATAGGTGTGGTGCGGTCATTTTACCTTGACGAGGCGCAGCGGCGTACTGTTGCGTTGGTTGAATTTGGAAAATCAGCCTTGGCTCAAGAGGTTTTTGAGGATGTTAGAACAGGCATTAAGCAAAACATTAGTGTCGGTTATAGCATTAACAAAATGGTTCGTTCTAAAGACGGCGAAGGAAAGGAGTACTACAGGGCTAGTTGGACACCGATGGAAGCATCAATTGTCGCTGTCCCTGCTGACCCCTCTAAGTTCGTTGGCGTTGGACGATCCACCGAAAAAACTTTAAACACTAATAAGGTGACTACTATGACTGAAGAAGTAAAAGTAGATGTTCGCCAAGTAAGTGATTCAGCCAAGGCAGAAGCGTTAGCCAATGTCGGTGAAATCATTTCTTTGGGTAAGCATCATAATCAGCGTGATTTAGCCGACAAAGCTATTGAACGTGGTGTATCTGTTGATCAATTCAAAGGCGAGCTTCTTGAAGCTGTCCGAAATGATCGTCCGTTAGAAACTCCTGCTGCTGTCGTTGACGTAGCCAAGAGCGAACAGCGTGAATATAGCTTAATCCGAGCTATCAAAGCTGCTTCATCTGGCGACTGGCGCGAAGCTGGTTACGAGCGTGAAATCTCTGATGAGATCGCACACCGTTCTGGCAAAGAAGCCCGTGGTTTCTACGTTCCTGCTAACATCAATTGGGGTCAGCGCGACCAGACTAAATCTCCGACTTCTGCCGGTGGTTTCTTGGTTGGTACTGATCATCTTGCTGATCAATTCATTGAAGCATTGTATGGTCGTTTGACTGTAGCTTCTTTGGGTGCTCGCATCATGCAAGGCCTGAAAGGTGATGTTGCTATTCCTAAGCTCAGTGCTTCTGTAACCAACTCAGCATTCGTTGCTGAAGGTTCAGCGCCTAGTGAAGGTGCAGCTACGTTCGCTCAGGTGACGATGTCTCCGAAAACGCTCGCAGCTTATGTTGACGTATCGCGAAGGCTTATGCAGCAATCAGATCCATCAGTAGAACAAGTCCTCCGTAACGACATTATCAACACCTTCGCACGAAGAATTGATGATGCTGCTATTGAAGGCGGTGCTGCTAATGGGCCATCTGGGATCATTGCTAACGGCTCTACTAACGTAGTTGCTATGGGCACCAATGGTGCTGCAATCACCTACGCTAAAGTAGTTGAGATGATGAAAGCTGTTGAAGAAGACAATGCCATCATCAATAGCTCTGCTTTCTTGACCAACCCTAAAGTCATCGCGGCTTTACGGACTACTGGTAAGCAAGCTAGCGGCGTTGAAGGCAACTTCATCATGGATGCCAACCAGTCAATCTTGGGTACTAATGTTGCTTCTAGCACCATTGTTCCTTCTGACTTGACCAAGGGCACTGGCTCTAACCTGTCAGCAATGGTCTACGGCGATTTCAGCCAGATCATGATTGGTTTCTGGTCAGGTGTTGACGTTGTTGTTGACCAATCCAGCTTGTCTACTTCTGGTGGTACGCGACTCGCGTTCTTCCAAGATCTAGACGTAGCTCTAAGATATCCTGAGTCTTTCTCAGTAATCAAAGACATCGTTGCAAGCTAATGAGAAAGGGGGGTTTCGGCCCCCCAATCTTATGGGAGTTATTATGGAATTAGTAATCAAGATGCCTTGCCATGTTCACGGTGTGCCGCGAAACGCAGGGGAAATGGTTGTTTTATCTACAGCAGAAGCCCGACAGTTCATCAGCTCAGGCCATGCAGAAGAAATTAAGATGGACCCAAAGCCTTTATCAAAGAAGGCAGTTGAGAAAGTCGCCAAGCGATGAGCTTAGAATTTGATTCAGACTTTGATGGTTATCTGGACGTAATAGGTCATGGCGTTTCATGCACCTATACGCCGACAGGTGGATCACCAGTTACTATCAAGGTTATTTTAGACCAAGAGTATTATGAGATTCCTGGCGACACCGTTTCGTTCAACGGCAGTCAGCCAATCGTACAAGGCAAAGCCAAGGATTTAAGGAATGGAGCATTTGGCGATCAACTAGCCTTTGCTGCAATTACAGACCTAAGCGGCAACACAATCAAAGATGCCGCAACGTATAAAATAGTAAGCCTTCAGCCAGACAACACTGGAATGGTCGCAGTAGTTCTTGAGGAACAGTAATGGCTGATCATGTAAGGCAAAGAATCAGAGAGCAAGTAGCAACCACGGTAACAGGCCTAGCAACTACTGGTAGCAATGTATTTCAGTCAAGAGTCTATTCTCTGAGTGATGATGTACTGCCGGCTTTGTTGGTCTACAGCGTCTCTGAAAGCTCTGACATTGACTCTATGGGGCCAATAGGTTCTCTAACCAGAACTCTTAGCCTGTCAATAGAAGGGTATGTAAAGAACGTCTCTGATTACGACGATGTGATTGATGACGTTTGCAAGGAAGTTGAAATTGCTATGGCCGGCGACAAGACCTTAAATGGCTTGGCTCAAAATAGCTATTTAGCTGGCACTGATATAAATTATAACGGTGAAGGCGAGCAACCTGTTGGTATTGTTACGATGAATTATGTTATACAATATCGCACAGCAACTAATGCTCCTGAAACCGCATTATAGGTGATATACTATGAAGCTATATAGTCCAGACGGCTCATCTGAATTAGATGCTCATCCGTCTAAAGTAGATCACTTTTTAGCTAATGGCTGGAAGGTTGATAAGAAGCAAAAAAAAGCGAAGAAAGAGGCTGTTACTTCAGAAATTGACACAGCCTCTGAAAAATTAGACGAAATTAAGGAGCCTGAGTAATGGCTACACATATAGGTAGAAATGGTATCGTAAAGATACTAGGCACTGCAGGAGATGAAGGCGGAACTGCTGTAGGTGAGCTTAAAAGCTTCTCTATAGAAGAAACCGGAGATACTGTTGAGTACACTGCAATGGGTGATACTGCAAGAGTCTTTCTTCCTACATTAACGTCATTTAGTGGAAGTTTGGACGTTTTTTGGGATGAGGATGATGCTGGTCAAACTGGTCTAGCAGTAGGAACGTCTTTACTTATTAAGTTTATGCCTGAAGGTGATACGAATGACGGCGGCGATCCTGTTGTTAATGATAAATTTTACGATGGGACCGCAATTGTAACTGGGGTTTCTAGAAGCGCATCTTTTGACGGAATGGTAGAAGCATCTATTTCTGTCCAAGGTACTGGTCCGTTAACATTAAGAACTGTAACACCACCATAAGGAGGGCTCATGGGAGTTCACATAGGTAGGGATGGGATTGTAAAGGTCGGCGGTACTGCTATCGCAGAACTTAAAAGCTTCTCTATAGAAGAGACAGGAGATACGGTAGAAGATACTGTGATGACCGATACGGCTCGTACTCATAAGCCTACATTGACATCTTTCAGTGGATCTGCTGACGTTTTTTGGGACGAAGTTGATGCAGGACAAGCTGCGTTAGTTCTCAACCAAGAAGTTCAGATGCAGTTTTACCCTGAAGGAGCTACAGGTACTGTTAAGTATTATCAAGGTCAAGCCATTGTAACCGGCATAAGCAGATCGGCATCTTTTGACGGCATGGTAGAAGCTTCTATCAGCTTTCAAGGAACTGGTGCTTTATCAGCTCTAGGCTCGTAAGGGTTATGCCTAGATTAATTGAGAACGCATTAGCACACTTTAACAGCAAGGATTTGCGGAAGATTGAGGTCCCAGAATGGGAGGTTAGTCTTTTCGCAAAGAACCTTACCCTTGACGATAAGGCTAAGATGCTTCGTCGCGCAGATAGTGATAACACTGATTATCTTATCTATGCGGTGATCTTTGGCCTTGTTGACGAGAACGGAGATCCTGTCTTCGGGCTTGAAGATAAGGTTGCGCTGAGAAAGAAGGTTGACCCAGACATAGTGACTAGACTTGCTACGTTTGCACTAACCGCTGGTTCTGAATCGGAGGAAGACCGAGAAAAAAACTTATAACTGACCAAGGCAACCCAACTCAGCTATACTACATGTACGAGTTAGCCGAGCGACTTGGTCAGCCCCTAGCGACAATCTTAGACATGACTGTGGCCGAGTTTGATCATTGGTGGACTTTCTTTAAAGTGAAAAGAGAGAAGATGGATGGCGACAACAAAAGAAACAGTCCTAGCAAGAATATCAATAGATGATAATACGAAGGTAGGATTTCAGTCCTACGCTCGTAATGCTGAACGAGCTAAGAAAACCACAGAAGCCTTCCGTGCTCACGCTGTTGACAAGCTTGTAGAGAGCTTAGACAAGCAAGTCCTTGCTATAGGTAAAAGCGCCAGAGAACTTGACCTTCTCAAGGCAGCAAGTCTTAACGCTGCCGATGGTGAGCTTGCACTCATCAACAAGCTTCATGATGATATTGATGCTCACAATCAAGCTACAGAAGCTGCGATACGCTTAAACAAAGAGCGTGATCAAGAAGCTGCTGCGGCACAGAAGATTGCTGACGCAGTAAACCGCACTAACAACGCCTACAGAGATGAAGCTGCCACGGTTGACATGACCTCTGACGAGCTTGAGATCTATCGTCTAAAGATGATGGGTGCTACTCAAGAACAGTTAGATTCTGTTATGGCTACTCAGCAAGCTACTAAAGAATTTAGGAAGCAAGGTTCTGCTGCAAAAGGCGCTCACGGTCAATTGCGCTTAATGCGAGGCGGCTTAGGACAGTTGGGACATCAGGTACAGGACGTTGCGGTCCAGCTTCAGATGGGTCAGAACGCGCTCCTCATCTTTGGTCAGCAGGGTTCCCAGGTTGCTTCTCTGTTCGGTCAGAACGGTGCCTTGATCGGTGCTGTATTAGCCGTAGGTGCCGCTCTTGGTACTTACTTTATGCCAAAAATCTTTAGTTCTAAAGATGCTTTAAAGGAATTACAGAAAGCGGCAGAAGACACTTCAAAAGTATTTGATATTGACTTTGCAAACGCAACAATACATTTGTCTAGTCAATTTGCAGATCTTGCAAAAGAAAGCAGGGGTTTAGCTGACGCAACGCTTAGAGCAAAATTAGTTGAGTCATTAGAAGCGTCACAGCTTGCGATGGAAAACTTTGCTGACTCTTTGGATAGCGTTATGTTTGACGCTGCTGGAGCAGAAGCGGCTCAAGCGGGGAAAGGCTTAGAGCTTTTAACGAAACAATTAGGTATTAGCGGAGTGCAAGCTGAAAGACTTACCAGTCTTTTTGTGGATTTTAAAGACGGAACGTCAGAGTCACGCCAAGCATTAGCAAATTACGTTAAAACTATTACTCATTCTTCTGATGGAACTAAGGAGTACAATTCTGAGTTAGTTAAGATTAATCTTAAATTACAAGAATATTCTAACGAACTAAACAAAGCAGAAAAGACACAAAAAGCACTTACAGATGCAATTGACGGAACAGTACCGGCAACCAAGAAAGAAAAAGATGCGCTAGAAAAGCTTAATAAAGAAAAGTCCGATCAGAGAGAGAAGTTAGAAGCTATTGTTGAAGGTTATCATCAAGAGTTAATTGCCTTGGAAAAAGGCGAAGAAGCGTTGATGAGATACAACTTAGCCCAACAAGGGGCTACTGAAGGCCAGATTAATTTAATCATGGCTACTAAGAAAAGCGTAGATGCGATAAGAGAAGCTAACGAAAAGAAACAAGAAGAAATTGATTCTGCGGATAAAGCTAAAGCATCTCAAGATGACTTTATTGCCAGTCTAAGAGAATCAACTCAAGAGATAGGCCTTAATGCAGACGCTTTAACTAGACTCCAAGGTGCAAGGCTTGGTGTTGACCCAGCAGTAATTGAAAGTTTAATTGCAGAAAGAAATGCTCGCCTTGCCAACGTAGCTGCCATAGATGCCGCTGCCCAAGCAGAAATAGACACTCAAGCTGCGATTGATGAAGTTGAAGCTTCTAGAAAGGATTTGGTAGCAGGAATAGTTGCTGAAGCTGATGCTTTACGTCAAAGCAGTATGGATTTGGCAATACAACAAGCTGCGCTACTTGGTCTTGGTGTGACAGCGCAAGCAGAGTTTGACGATGCTATACAAAGAATCCGAGACTATGAGAAAGAGCAAGAAGACTTAGCGACCAAGAAAACTACTGAAGGCAAAGTAGAAGCTCTGCGAAGGTCTTTGTTATCTGAAGAAGAGGTTTTGCTAGAGTCTCTTAATAGCCAACAGCAATTAATAGATAACGCAGAAGCTTTAACTATTATAAATAAACAACAAGCTGCTGATATGAAACTGGCTATTGAGGCCGATTATCACAAGAAGAAGAATGCACTTCTCAAAGAAGGAACAGATGAAGAGATATTGCAAGGAAGCAAGTTAACAGGTCATATGCT